ATTAAAAGAAGAGTAAATTGGGGTCATATAAAATTAAATTTAGTTTAAGTAATCATGGGGTTAGTTAAAAAAACAGTTAGAAAAGGGTTCGAGTGTGAATATTTTAGAGTCGTACAAGTAAACTGCAACGCTGACAGAAACGATGCGGTGGCTACATTTGCCCTCTATAAAGATAAAGCAACAAGGGACGAAGATGCAACAGCAGTTATAGATAGTTATCAAACAGACTTAGGTGCAGACTTTAACGATAAGGTTTTGAGTAGTGAGATAGACACTAAGGATGTAGTTAAGAAATCAGCATACGAAGCCTTAATGGTTAAAGCAACAGCAGAGGACTTAAAGGAAGAGGATAAGGACGAAGCATTAGCATTCTTTAAGGATGCAACCGACGAGCTAACAGTAGTTGAGAAGTAAATATAAATTTATTTAGGAGGGTGACCATGTCACAGTCTAAAGAACAAGTAGTAGAGCCTACAAATAAAGCTCAAGAGTATGTTAAGAGATTACAAGAGCTAGATAAAGAGTGTGGGTACACTAAGGTAGCAGTACCAGCTTATAAAATGAGAGATGATGGTACATGGAGTTTAATACTTCAGTATCAAATAACAGAACTACCTAAAGAAAAAACCGAGTAGTTTATTTGAAGGCTTAACATGGTTTATACTTTAATATGAAAGATAAAATCAATAAAGGTCTAAAAATGAAAGATAAAAAAGGTACGAAAGGTGTTGCCTACACGAAAGCTTCAACACTTGATAATGATGTTAAAATCATATTAAGTAAAGAAGTAGAAGACCGTGATGGTGAAATTCTTTCTATTAAAGGTTGCAATCTGGATAACTATAAAAAGAATCCAGTCGTACTATGGGGACATAGAATGACAACCGGTGATGTTGAAGATGTTATGGGTAAAATGGTTTCAATAGAGAAGTCTATCAGTGAAGATGGTTTTCCTATATTAGAAGGGACTGTGAAATTCGCAGATCATCCTAAAGCACAATATTTACAAAGAATGGTAAAACAAGGAATTGTAAGTACAGTATCAGTTGGTTTTGGTATTAAAGAATATGACTATGATGAGAATACAGTTACTGACTGGGAGTTATACGAATTGAGTTTCGTAAATGTACCAGCTAACACAGAAGCCATGGTTACTGAAAAGAGCGTTAAAGAAAGTGACGATGAATTTAATGACAAGGTGTATAAGAAACTTAGTAACTATGAAGTGATACACCCAATGATTAAGACATATAGAAAGTTGTTTCTAAAAGATAAAGAAGTCCTAGAACAATTAGGCATAGAAAAAAGTGGTTCAGAACTCGTGGATGTTAAAAACATACACGAAGCTATAAAAACTTTAATTAATAAAACCAAGGAAGTAGAAGTAGAGGAAACTCCACAACCGGTTGAAGACAAACAAGAAGAGAACCTTCCTGTTGTTGAAAAACCAGAGGAAACCCCTGTTGATGAAGGACAACTACCAGCGACCAAGGAAGACATTAAAGAGTTTTTGAATAGTCTTGGAATTGAACGTTAAAGGCGAAATTATTTTAATTATTCTTAAACATTAAATATTATGGAAGAGAAAAAAAACATAGTGAATGAAGAAGTTTTAACAAAAGCTGACTTCAAGAACATTGCAGAAGAGGTTACTGCAAAATTCGAAGAATCACTAGAAAGAGGAAAGAAATTTAACACTTCCCCAGAGAGTGAGGAAGCAATTGTTAAAGACCTTGAGAAAAGAAATGAAACTGTAAAATTCATCAATGCAATGTCCGAAGGAAACAAAACATTCCTAAACGGCTTCAACAAAACAAGAGCTAAAGCTCTAAATGAAGCTACAGGTTCAGCTGGTGGTTACTTAGTACCAGAAGAATTTGAGAAAAGCATTGTAAAGTTTGTAGACCAATATAGTCAAATCAGACAGAATGCTACAATATTATCAATGAGTTCAGATGTAAAAAGATTGAATGCTTTAACAACTGACCCAACGGTTTATATAGTAGATGAGCTTGGAACTATATCTGGTTCTTCAATCGTACTAGCAGAGCCTGTACTTACAGCTAAGAAATATGCTGGATTTATAGACTGGTCATCTGAGGTTATAGAAGATAGTGAATTACCACTTATCAACTTAATTGCAGAGAGATTAGGAATAGCTATTGCAAGTAAAGAGCAAACAGAGTTCATTCAGGGAGTAACAAGTGGTTCAGAAGGACTACTTCAGGCTTCAGGTGTAACAGCAACTGCTTTGGTTACTGGAACTACATTTGCAAATATTACATGGGATGACTTAGCAGATATGCAATCATCACTACAGAGCATTAGTATCTCTGACAACCAGAATGCAAAGTATTTCATGCACTCAAGTATTTACAATACTCTAAGACAACAGAAAGCTTCCACAAGTGGAAACTATATATTACCTGTATCACCTACAAGTAACATGCCAGCTCAGGCATGGGGTAAAGAGATTGTTATTTGTAACAGTATGCCAAGTACAACAGCAACTGGAACAAAATTCGTAGCTTACACAGATCTTAAGAAACACGGATTTATTGGTGACAGAAGAGGTGTCACAATGAAGATGTTGGATCAAGGTGTTGTAGGTTCAGTAAATCTAGCTACAGCAGATGCTCAGGCATTGAGAGTAACTAAGAGAAGTGCTTTTGTAACAGCCCTTGCAACGGGAATTGTAACACTAGCAACAAACTAATTAGTTGTTTGTTTGGGAAGATTCTTCGGAGTCTTTCCAATACAGGTAATTAACTTTAATAGGTAACGGTATGTTAGCAAGAGTAAGAATGAATTTTTCATATAAAGGTGTAAGTTATAAAGCCGGAGATGAAATTGAGATAACCACAAAAGAAGAACAAGATTATTTGGGAAACCATATCTTCAGAATTGACTTCAGAGTACCTACTACTAAAGAACTTAAAACAGCAGTTACTAAGACTGTTAGAAAACCAAAGAAGAAAGTAGTTAAGAAATCCAAAACGAAATAAATTAATACAAACTTAAATGAGTATTGTAAACGTAACAGAAGCAGAGCAATTTCTAGGTGTAGCAAGTGGTACTGACACTACCATCATAACTAGCTTTATAGATTATTCTCAAGCTTTAATTGAAAATTATACAGATGCCAATTTTGATTCAGAAGCCGTTACCGGTGAAGTCTTAAATTTCGGTGGTAGTAATTATGATTTAAGTCCACAAGAATTAATAGATCTTCGTGGTTATGATTTGGTTGCATTTACAAGATATTCACCAATAAGTGAAATAACTTTATACAATGGTGACACAGAATTAACTGTAGATACTGAATATAAGTTTAATACTAAGAATGGTGCTATCTATTTATATACAGCAGTTTCAGATTATGCTCAGAATTTCACGATTGATTACACATACGGCTACGAAACATACCCATCAGATTTAAAGTTTGTAATGTTGGATATGATAGCTAAGATGTATGCTAATCATGGTACAACCAAGAGCGAAGGTGATATATCATCTAAGAAGCTAGGAAGCTTCTCTGTGTCTTACAGCTCTCAGAAAGTAACAACTGATGACTACAACGTGGTATTAGATAAGTATAAGGTAATAAATATATGAGCGTAATAGGAACTTTTTATAACGAAACAATGGATGTTAAAAAACAAGCAACCGTTACTGGTTCTGAAACAACCGGATTTACTTCAGTCGCTTCAGGAATATCATGCGTAATAATGCCTGTAGGTGAAATGGATAGATTGTATGAAAGAAGTAATATAGGTAAAGAATTTGAAATATATTGTACAGCTGATACAGAAATCAAGACTGGATATATTGCTACAATTGATTCTAATGACTACGGTGTAATTGGAATTAGTGAATACACAGACCATTTCCAAGGGACAGATGGTTATTACTTAATTAGAGGTGTTAAAAAATGAGTCAGGCTATAACAATTAAAGGTAGAGTAAGTGCGATATTATTAGATCCCCATCTATCACAAACCTTGGTTCATAGATTAAGACAAAGCAAGTTTATTGTAATGAAGAAGTATTTCGAAGAAGCTCCAGTAGACAAAGGTGACTTAAGGAACAAGATTAGAGACAAGAAAATTACTGGTGGTTATTCTGTAAGCACTATAGCTCACAATAGAGGAAAACCATATCCTATATACGTACATGAAGGAACTGGAATATTTAATGGTGTTGAAGCTGATTTTCCATCTACAGGTAGAGTAAGGTCAGGTGAAAGTAAAATGAATCGTGGTAGTGGTGGTATTAGACCTAACAAGTTTGCAAAGAGAGCAAGTGAAAAATCAATGCCGTTAATATTGAATTACATG